CATCGCATTCGATGATAAGATTACATTACAATCTTTAACATCAGGCTCCAAAAACGGGTTTTTTGTAGTAGATACAATACAACTCGATCCAAGTTATGCAGACTCATCACTGAATGTTTTATCGTACAATACTACCACAGGGGAGATTTACGATTCAGGGGGTCAAGGTGGTTCGTCGTTCAATAACATATCTGAAGAAGGTGCAAATGTATTAATTGGTTCGAACCTTACTATAAACACGTTCGGGTCTAATGTACTCACGGTTTCGGGTAACGTTTCGGCGGATAACATTACAATTGGAGGGTTAAACGTCGCGGCGTCACCTTTTGCTTTGGATGACGTTGTAAGTGTATACGAGGGTGCAAATGTAACCGCGAATGTACTTACCCTCGGGGGTGTAGTGACGAATGTTGTTACAGCAAATACAATCACCTTGGCAAATAATCTAACTGTTTCAGGAAACACAACTTCACAAAACATAAAATTAACGAATACGGATATAACGGCTTCGGTAACTTCGGGTACGATAACGGTAGACGCAAAAGAAAAAACGTATGGGACAGCACCGCTCGTCGTTTCGACAACCGATGTTTCGAATCTCGTATTTTCAAATCTCATAACAGGTGCACAAATCGTTATACCTATACTCGCGAGTGGGGGCGCCATAAACATTTCCTCCGCCATGACGAACGTCAACTTTTATGCCATGACATCCGATGTTTCAGTCACCCAAGACAAACACGCACTCATGACCCTATCGAACCTTTACGGAAACATTTACATGAATGCAATTGGGTTTTCGTAATTTAAAAAAAATAAAACCTTACTATAATATAAAACATGTCTGGAGGTATTGCTCAACTCGTTGCCGTAGGTGCCCAAGATGCGCACCTCGTCGGTCAGCCCGAAGTTTCCTTTTTTAGATCTAACTATAAACGTCACACGAATTTCGCCCAAACTGTTGAAAGACAGGTTATCCAGGGCAACCCAACCGCAAATGGTATGTCGACAGTCCGTTTCGAAAGAAAGGGAGATATGCTCGGATACGTCTACATCGCAAACAGAAATCCAAACGCCGTATCGTGGGCAGGTCGTATTTCAAAGGTCGAACTCTTAATAGGTGGTCAGGTTATTGACGAACAAACTGATGAATTTTCCAGGGAACTCTTTAAAAAGGTAGGTAACCAAACTTTTACACAACACAATTACAGTGACATAAACGACAGATTTTACCCACTCCGATTTTCGTTCTGTGAAAATGCTCAGTCGGCTTTACCATTGGTCGCACTCCAATACCACGACGTTGAGTTACGAATTACATGGGGTAGTACAGCCACATCTGATGCGGAAGTTTATGCCCAATTCATTCACCTCGACACCGACGAGCGTACCGCTTTGTCTTCCACACCACAAAACATGCTTATCACACAAACTCAAAAAGTTGTTGGTGCTATTTCAAGAGTACAAGAATTACCATTTAATCACCCAATAAAATATTTGGTCGCGAAATCTTCAACTGATATGAGCAGTGAAACTGATGCAAATTTAACAAAACTCAAACTTCAAATAAACGGCGTAGATGTCACTGATTTCAAAAATGTAGTACCACATTTTACATGTGCTATGGCTTTTTACCACGTAGATTACACAGTTACGGACAAGGAATTTTTAAGAATTCCATTTTGTCTCAATACAGCTAAGCTCCAACCAACTGGGTCCCTCAACTTTAGTAGACTCGATTCGGCAAGACTCGTTTCCGATAACAAAAACTTCGATCAAAATGTATACGCCGTCAACTACAATATCATCCGTATCGAAAACGGTATGGGTGGTTTGATGTATTCCAACTAAGCAATTTAATTTAGCCACTTATTATAAATGTTTTGGCAATTAGTCTTTCTCTTAGCATTTATATTTGTTATAACATACGACCCGAAATCAGGTACTTTAGATCATTTGGTTGGTAAAAAACCAGAACAACCATTACAAAACGCGGAGTGTAAAGAGGGACATTACCAGGAAATCCAATTTGCGCAAATGGGGTACCCGTGTCCAACCGAAAAAAGAACGCACATGGGTGCGATTATAAGAACTTAAAAACTTAGCTCGTTATTTTATATATATAATGTTTACATTCGACCGCGATACCGCTACTATAGTTGCCGTGCTCATGTGTATTGTTGCCACAGTATACATGTACAGAGAACTTAATAAAACGAAAACCGAAATGGAAGGTGTCAAGGGATTTTACGGAAATCTCATGGCACATTTATCCAGACCGGCACCAAAACCAATTGTTCGCGAAGAAGCACAAAATGAAGAGGTTTTAGAAACCCAAGTCAGTGAAGATGAAGAGGAATCTTCAGAATAATCATCTTATTCAATTATAACTTGCTAATGAGCAATGAAGAAATATAAAGCAATTGCAATACCCGTCACGTTTATAGGTGATAAACCACGATTTCTCACCGTCCGGGATCGAAGGTTCAAAGATTGGATTTTCGTCACCGGAGGGTGCAGGCGAAGAGAAATACCCAATCCTCTGAGAACGGCTCTAAGAGAACTCGAAGAAGAAACCAGGGGAGTTATTTCTCTAAAAAAAGGTGAATATACCGAATTCAAGTTTACAGTAAAAGAAAGTCCAGGGGTTGACCTTGAATATAACGTTTTTGTATTTTTCGTAAATTATACCATTCAGGAACAGGTCGAACTTATACGCAGATTCAATGAAGAAAAACAGAAAATGAATCTCCGTAAAATCCAAAAACAACCTATCAAGAGAACACACGATGAAAACGATTTCATGAATTTTGAAACACTTGCTGAGTTTAGTACGAAAAAACAATGGGATCGTATTGTTAAAAATGTACTCAATAACCCAGAATTCTACGCGTGTGTAACTTCTCTCGATAGAAAAACCTTCTCTATTAAATAATGAAGTCTAAGAACTATATTTTATCCCAAATACACGAACTTCTCATTGAAAGACATGCGTACACACGTGAACGTGCCGATAGATACATCGAGTTACACAAAGAAGATAAAGTCTATGAACTCCTCGTTTTAAAAAAAAGTTTATCGGAAGAAGAAAATTATCCGGAAGTTTCGTATAGACGTTCTATTTGGCATCACGAATATGAAGATGAATAAACAATATAAAAAAATAAATAGATTAGTAGGTAAGTATGTTTAAACTTTGGTGTAAAGACCAAGGTTTTGCAAATAACTCCGATCTATCACATGTGCTCATGGACGGTGGTGTTCTTTCCGTGCCATTTGATAGATTGAATGACTTTTATGAAAAGTGTATAGAATCATATATTTCCGGTGAAAAGATTTACGTCGTCGAACAAAAAACGGAAAATTATAACTTTTTCATGGATCTCGATTATAAAGACGACGATGAACTAACTTTTGAACAAATTAAGAGTATATGTAAAGTCATATGTGATAAAGTATCTAAGTTTGGAGGTAAAGATGCTTTGATATCCGTTGCCGAACCTAAACCCGTGGATACACTCATAAAAACTGGTATACATATAAATTGGCCAGATTTTGTTGTAAATAGATCTTCAGCTCTAGCTCTCAGGGACCATGTTATAAATACGTTAAACTTGGCGTATGGTTCCCGTGATTGGAAAGATATTGTTGATATTTCAGTCTATGGAAATTCTTCACGTAATACAAAGGGAAGTGGGTTCCGTATGCCGTGGTCACATAAACGTGGTAAACATGAAGCGTGTATGGGTCGTGGATGTGAAAAGTGTAATAATACAGGTAAAGAAACACAGAGTGAATACTTACCAGTTTTTGTTTATAAACATGGACCTCTATCTATGTTACAGAAAACAGAACAAAAACCGTCCGTTGAAATGTTACACATGGCAACTTTACGAACCCAAGGTACGGATCCTGTATTAATCGAAGGGGCTCGTGAAGAAAATACATTTACAAATGCACAGACCAAGGACGAGTTCAAAAATCAAGAAGCGGTATTACTCGTAGAGGCATTTATACGTAAACACATGGAAGGTCAAGCGACTGCATCCGTTACGAAAATGTTTAAACACAAAAACCAGTTTTTGGTATCAACGACGTCTAAATATTGTGAAAATTTACGACGTGCACACAGTTCTAATCATATATGGTTCCATATATCAGGTGATACCATAGCTCAAAAATGTTTTTGTAATTGCGAAACCATGAAAGGACGATTTTATGGATTTTGTAAAGATTTTTCGGGGAGGCGACACCAGTTACCCAAAAAGATAACGGATGTTCTTTACGAAGATGGTAAAGTTGAAACGTACGTTCAGAAAAAGAAAAATGTTATAGAACCAGAACAGAACTTACTCGAAAAGTTTATAAAGAAACATATCATTAAAAAAGAAACTTTTTCAATAGAAACACTCAAACGTGAAGGTTTTAAAAAATATACAGTGACTACGAAAGAAACGTGTGATACATGTAAAGAAACAATTTTTTTCAGTATACTTAAAAATCAAATACAACAAATGTGTAAATGTAAATGTCGCGCACATATTCTCACAGATAAAATTGTACGTACTTTATAGAATGTTAGCCGTACTTTTAGTCATTGTTATGGTGTACTTAGCATCTTCTTTAATTAAAAAGGATACAGGAACGGATCATATAATCGAACTTATACGTAAAACGGTACCATACTCGGGTTTAAATGAAATTTTATATAAAGAGTTTTTAGCGAACATAAACATGGCTATAGAGTATAAATCACACGTTGAAATTTCAGAAAAATTACTCGATCGCGCACTTAAAAATTTACGCGAACTTGCATTATACACAGTTTCGAGTGATACAAGTGTTATAGAAGAAATAGATGTATTAGCCAACCAAATAAACGCCGAATTCGAACTCGTTTTAATAAATGAAAAACTTAATAGCGCGTAATGTATTTAAAAGAATAAACGTACTTTATTTTATAAAATGACAAACACAGTTATTGGCACACGCACACGTTCAGGGAGAATTTCAAAAGTTCCTGAACGTTTAGATCCAGTTGAAGATTTACCAGAAGATGATTATTCCGACGATGATTATGAAACAGAATCAGAAATTGATAGTGAAGACGATATCGATCTTCTCGAAACGGACGACGAGGACGATTTTGAAGATGACGATAGTGACATGGATGAAAATGGTAACTTGAAAGGATTTGTTGTTGATGACGATGAAGATGAAGATGAAGATGAGTAATAATAAGCTTAAAAAAATAGGTTCACATTTTATAAATGGAAGCTGAAGTTGGTACACCCATCGAATATAATCCAGATGAATTTACACGCAAAGAAAATAACGATATTGAATTGAAAGAAACGGAAATGGAAAATAACGAACCATATTATTTTCCACCACCACAAACCTACTATGAACCACAACACCAAATACCACAAAAAGAAGACATTTTTTCAAATTTAGATAAAACGGCGTATATTATCATTTTTGTTTCGTTTATTTTAGGATTTTTTATGGGTAAAACTATGCAACCAGTCATTCTTAGACCTGGATAGGTTTACCTTTAATCCATAAGTATTCGGACGACGTTTGTTGTCCCTCAAAATCGCCTATTGGACCAAGTTTAGGTTCAGTAAAATACGCACGACTCACGACGAGTGGGTCTTTTAGTATATCCTGTGCAACATCAGATGCATGTACATTTTCTGTTCCAGATTTACTTTTTCGATCTTCATACAATCGTAAAAATAAACCAAACATAGCTACTACAATAATTATGGTGATTATATTCAATATAATACTCAACATACTTACATTTA